ACACAAGATAAATCCCATAAGACCTACCGTGTGTCTATCTCTAACCGTTTTTATTAAGAACTGCGGACTATTTTCTCATATATTTTCTTTTTGAGTTTTTTTGAAAGGAATAACGAGTTTTTCAAACATCTTGGCTTGTTAAAAAAAAGGAAGTAAAAAAAGCCCCCACCAGGAGCGAACTCCTGATGAGGGCAAACCAACCCCTTGAGGGGTGTGTGACATCTTAAGCCGTAGTAATTAACCTAGCTCAAAATTGTAGGGCCATCTTAGCAGCGTCAAGTTCAGCCAATAGTGCGGCTGCTTCTTCTGCCTTGATAAGCATCTCTGCTTCTAGTGTAGCCTTGTCTTCGGAAGACATAACTTTTATCTCCATACTAGCGATTTGACCAAGCATTGCGATGCAAGCATTTAGGTCGGTTATGACCTTGGTATCGGTTGCTTGGGATTTGTCAAGCAGGCCGTTCCATAGTACCTTCATCATCTCTAGAACCGCAGCGAAGTTGCCGCAGTCTTTCTCAGTCATGGTAAGTGGAGCTACAACCTGCATGCCGCTGTCAAGGGCAACTCTTTGAGCTACCATTTCTGCTTCAATCGTCTTGTTTGTCTCACAAAGCTGGTCTCGAATACGCATTCTTGTATCCGATTTTCTCTTCTTGTTGAGACCAACGAAACTTGCTTTTGGCAAGTCTGCTTCGACAGGCTCCTCTACCTTCTTTTCGCTCACTTGTGTTTTCTTTCCTCGTGCCATTTCTTTCTACCTCGTTTAGCTCGGGCGACTCCGTTGCCGCCCTCATGTAAGGTAGGGTGTCCCACTATTTATATGTTTCGGTCTGAACGACTTGCGAGTCTTATTTACGAGCTACGGCATACGCTACAACTTGCCTACGGCAGCACAACTTGCCTACGGTATGCAACTTACTGTGACATTTTTAAGCTTTTTTTTACGAGACAACTCGCTCAACTTGCGCAAGTTGCGGCGCAAGCACTGTACGATTCGTAGAGCCTTTTTTACGAGACACCCTGCTGCATGGCAAAGTCTCACCGTTAAGCCACCCATACTCCACCTAGCTCGACACTCTCGTCAAAAACGATAGGTATATATGCGGACACCTACTAAGCTCAATTAACCGAAAGGGGGAATAGCAAATGGTAATACAAGATGATATAGAATGTACGATGTGCAACAAGGTAATATGCCAATCTAACGACGATTTTTACACAATCGAAGTTTTTGGTTTAGTATGGGATTTGTGCAAAGTATGCGAGCGAAATATGAATGGTAAGGTTTTATGCCTATGCCACAAAGTATGGAATGAAGAAGATATTGTTTTCTTTATGAAGCAATATGGTGAAATCCCGACATGTGGATGCCACCGAGACGAAAACGGCAATTGGGAGTCAATGTTCGACTAATCGAGACTACAAGTAGTCCAAACCGGCACATTTATATCCGACACCACCTATGTCTTATCATGGCGAAAAACAAAGCCCCTGCTAGAAAACCTGACTTACGAACAACCACCGATGCTCGCATCCCAACAAACACTGGGCCTGTGCTCGGTGACTGTTATGAATGTGATGGCCCTTGCCACGAATACATCAACCTTGCCGGTACGGATGGTGGAAATACATTAATTTGCCTTCCATGCTACGCAAATCACTTAGATTGGGAATTAATTCCTTACGACGATTTGGAACAAATTGAATTACCACTTTCACCTGAAACCATTGAAAAGTACTCGATTATCCCAAATGGGGTCAATCAAACCTTAGATTGTGGTTGCATTCTCACCGACATGAATGACGGCGGGAAAAAATACATCACCTTGTGCGACACCCATAGAATCTTCTTGGATGCAAAAATCTTAATGGTCGAATTGGACTATCAATCTTGTACTGACTGCGACAAATTGTTCCCCGAACATGAACTCACCCTATGTCGTGCTAGAAAGAACATGGAAACAATCTGCCTTTGTCCTGGGTGCTTCATTGAATCACCATACTACTATTCGGAATGGGGTGCTTGAATGAATCCCGAAAGACCTAATACACCTCACAATTGGACTCCGGTTACTAATTGTGGTATATGTGACTCATCTTTGCGCAATGTCCCTCGACATGACGCTATGCCTCTACATCCTGACCCAGTGTGTGGCGAATGCAATACCTTACATGTAGTACCATTTAGGGTTCACATTACACTTAAGAAAGTAATGGGATTTAAGCTAGATGTTAGGGAAGAAGCACTAAAGACCCTACGACGATTACTCTAAGGCATCCCCACCTATGCAAGCCCTAGGCATGGCTCTAAACTGCCTACCTTTATGTTGCAGTTGCAGTGCGTAGCATAAGTGACCAGAATACTGTACAGTTTTTCGAGGTGCTCTTTACGAGACACCTCACCATAACTTGGCAACTTGCGGTGAACTCACACAATATCACCTAGCTCGGCAAAACCGGTGGGTATATATGCAATGACCGCCATTCCTTAAATAACCCGAAAGGGGGGTGAACAAAATGTTGAACAACCTAGAAAAGCAACCGGAAGGCGAATACGATGTTCGCACTTTGGCCCGACAACAAAAAGTTGTGGGCTTTAGTGGCGAGTTTTGTATGATGTTTGAATTGAACGAACCAATTGACGGGGTGGAAGTCATACCTATGGGATATTGGCTACTACCACACATCGAGGAATTAGATGTGGACTACGACAATTATGGTGATATAACCATAGACCCTATTGCCGAGTTTTGGGTAATAGAACAAAGTGTATATTGGACATACGATGCAATAGTCGGAACCGTAGTGTACGAGGCGAATGGCGGAAAGTTCGGGGGACATTGAAATGCGATATGATTATGAAAGAATAAGTTTAGTATGCGGATGCGAGGAAATATGGGTGACACCACCTACGGCATATAGGCTACCTTCGCTTTGCTTTGTAATTAGAACAAAGTGTGCGAAGCCATGTCTAGGGCCGGATGTATTCGAAGTTTGAATAGGTGATGCAAGATGACATACGATGAAAAGAAAGACCCATCAAACAAAGAATGTTTTATGTGTTGCGAGCCAATCATTGAAAGCCAAACCGAAATCGACTTTGTATGGGTCGAAACCGGATTTGGGTTGAAAGTGTATTGCAAGCGATGCAATGAAAAATATAATTGAATAGGTGAAGCAAGATGAATGAATGCACAATATGTGGAAAGACATCTAACGAGTTAGTAAAGGTTGATGTAGCATCCGTGGATAGCGCAAGATATGGCGGTATTTCGGGAATACATTTCCTTTGCGAGAATTGTAGGTGATGCAAGATGTTGAACGAATGTAGTATAGGGTGGGTGATTAAGATGTAATTTTTGTGGCAATGTGCTATTAGAGCGCACAAGTTATTATAGAAATACTGTACGATTTTGCAGTCCTTTTTTACGAGTAAGGGTAAGGTAAGGGTGCTCCTTGCGCCGTAGCCTTACATAGTAATAAAAAAAGTGCCACCCCACCGGTGCGAACACCGATGGGGGGCTAATTCCCGAATCTAATCGTTTAGTCATATCCCGGTTAGGGTATCAAAGGTTTGCCTTTTCCGCCATTAGTTTGGCGATTTGTGCGTCTAGTTCTTTAGCCGCTTTTGCCTTTGCTTTCCTTTCCGCCGGTGTTAGCATATTGTTTCTACACTTTGCACCGGTTTCACGCATGTCGGATTGTAGGGATTGGTCGATTGCATTATCGCCTAGTCCGTTCTTTTCCACCATTTGTTGGTTTAGGGTTACGATTGCATCAAAAATTAATGCCATTGTTTCCCACATTTCTTTGCTAACAATTTTGTCATGCTTTAGTGGTAATACTTTTAGTACACCATTTCTAAAGTCACGGCTACGCATGCGTAGCACTTTGACCATTGTATCTTTGTCCGTAGTTTTTGTCCCCATGTTTTTCACCTATTTTCCGGCGGTCATCCCCGCCATGTTTAGTGCTAGGTATTCACCCATATAAAGGTTTCGGCTTCGATAACTTCTGTGCTAAAAAAATTACCTTTTTTGTAATAATAAGGGTAGCCTTACCCTAATGCCGCGAGAGAGCTTGTGCTGGGTAAGGAGAAGTGACTGAGACATTTAAAATCTATTTTTTTACTTAAACATGTTAAGACCTAGTATAACTTCTAATAGCCAATACTGCACGAAAGACTGTGCTATTTTTCGACTCTTTTTTACGAACATGCACACCCACGGAATAAGCTTAGAAATAAAGCCATCTACCCCATAAAAAAGCTGGGGGCCGGTTTCCCGACCCCCTTTCACTCACCCCTTTCGCATTTGTTACAAACACAATACAATTTATGGCTTTCCATCCATGCCCAACATTCATCCCCATTTCGTGTCCATTCCATAGGTTCTGCCGGTGGCATTTCATCGCCCCAATTGTATCCCATCAATTATTCCCCCTTTGTTCACGGATTGCTAGAATTAGCTCGATGTGTTCTTTGCATAGTAGGTAATTGAACCCAATTCCGTTTGACTTTTGGAATGTCACGCTAACTATATCGGTGCATGTGCATTGTGGTAGGTGTTGAAATATGTCAATGGTATTGAATTGGCATAGGGTCAAATTATCCACATATCGCCCGTAGGAATCCACCTTTTCTATCAAATCATTTAGATTATCAATTAGGTCATTCAATTCATCTATTGGATTCGACATCAATTGCACCATCCGAACATTTGGGTAGGGTCGTCTTTCTTTTGGCTTTCCGCTAGGATTTGCCCGATTTCGCGGGCTAATACGGTACTAGATGGATTGTCCACATAGATACCGGCGGTTGGTCTAAATGTTATACGGTTTCCCGCAAACATTACTTTGTCTAGTATTGGCGTTTTGGTTGTCATTTGTATCATCCTTTTGTTTGGTTTGGGTTGGTTTGTTTAGTGGAATGTGATTGCGAAAGTGTGACCGCCACCCCCGACGAATCGGGGGCGGGGTCGGATTCATTTTGTCGTCGTGTTTTGTCACTATCTAGTATCTAATTAAAGTCCTAGTTTGTTTAGTAGGTCGGTAGCGGACATTTCATCCGATTCAACCAATGCTAACATTTCATCCATAGCCGCCTTTACGGATGCCATCTTTTGTGCTTTAGCGTTGTGTGCTACTAATTCGTCGTGGGTCATCTTTAGTTCAAACAATGAATCGGACATTTCGATTAAATCCGGTTTCACGGTTTCATCACGCTTTGTCATTTCAAAGTTCAATTCGGTATAGATTTGATTCCACAAATCTAGGCCCGCTTTCAACCAAAGGTCTACCATTTTCCAATCATCCGGTGTCATGGTGTTTTGTTGTTCATCATCATCAACCGCTAGGATTGCGTGATGTACCCCGTTCATCATGTCACGGATTCGCATTCGCAAAACGGCCATTTGTGACCCTTTTTTTGCTTTTTCCGTATTTTCGTTTTGTGCCATATTCTTTTCACCTATGTTCATAAATTGGGCGGTCACGGATTTCATAGTTTCCGGTTTTCGGCCCATTAATTAGTGATAGACGGGTAGGGGTTATAATAGTTCCGCCAAAAACGACGATATAGGCCTTATCACACCGGCTACCACCACGCTCAATTTTTTTTAATTTTTTTGAAAAATAACATTATAATGACACACTAACCCCATCTTTCTAAATAGCCAATGGCCTATTGACATAACCATGCTTAGTTGCTTGATTTGCTCCTACTCCGGTCACAAATGGTTAGTAGTAGGTGCGGTGTTTGAGTTGGAAACCTCGTCGGTGTATTACGAGTTTCAATGTCCCGAATGCGATTCGCTAGACATTATGGTTAATTTATCGCCCGAAGGTGACGAACCGACCACTACTAGATGAACCGCTATTTCCACCCCAAGATGTACCCGATGCTGTTTTAGTAGCCATTGGTAATCTTCCCGAATCAATGTGGGTCATTTGGTCGATAGCATGTGCAAAGGCCATAACAATATCATTATGCTTTCCTACATCTACAATGTTACCTTCTTTCCAAACATGAGTATCTAATTCCTCTAAAAGCAAATTAACGGCTCTACGAGATTCATCGTTACCGTAGGGGAATACTACTTTCTTTTGCTCGAACCAAACACGGAGGCGATTCATCAATGCTTGCTTTAATGCACGATTTGAAACCTTGCTTTGGCGATAATCAACGGTAATCCCTTTTTGAGTTAATAGTGATTGATAAAGTCTTTGAAAGCCCACATCTTCTGCAGCAATCGGACACTTAAACTTTTTACACCACTCACCCATCATATCGGCTTGTTTATCGGGGCCGAAGTCATTTCTACGCCACATATTGACAAAGTGAACAAATCCTTCCGAATCTTGTCTAAGTACTACCATAACGGTATAATCTTGTCCTAGTCCTTGGGATGGGTCAAATCCTATAATATATTTACCATCTCCTTTAGATTCCCAACCTATAACATCATTGACATTCATGTTTGCACGAGTATGTTCCCTACGGAATGCTTGTGCTTCATCATCAACTACTTTACATAGGTATTCTTGTGTAAATGCTAATTCACCGATAGCCTTGCGTTGTTCCATCAAGAATGATATGGGCCTTTGTATTTCCCATAAAGCAACTGGTTTTACGGATGAGTCGGCTTTGTATTCTTCCCAATTCGGTATTGCCGAGGTAATAGTGCTTTGCCATACATCGTTTGACAACATCTCCGTATGATAAAGGTCAGTCATAGACATAGGGGTTCCTACAACGAATATAGAAGTTCCAGGGGATAACATAGGGGTGATTTTCTTCCTAAACCAATGTCGCAAGTTATTTGGAGATTGGTCGCCTATATCATCTAACACATCGTCAAAAACAATGCGGGCAGGATGTTCCCCACGAATAGCGGCCCCTACACCCGTTGCACGAATCCATGAACCATTAGTAAAGTGAATAGAGTGTTTAGTGCCTCTTTTTGGGTCAAGCATTTTTCTTAGTTGTGGGTGTCTTTTCATATCTTCCCTAATTTCCTCTAGTCTACGCATAGCAAGGTCTTTGCTTGCTGAAAACAACCAAGTAGTAAAGGGTTTATCACGCCACTTTTCAAATAGGCATGACCATAACAAAGCAACCCTTAGCGTAGTGGATTTAGAGTGGTCTCGTGGGGCAATGATACAAACACGATGCACATTTACATCTTTGCCTCTAGTACCATACATTTTCATCCATTCTTCTATATGGTCTCCCCAATCATAGCCAAGCCATGTGTAAAAGTATTTTGGGTCGCTTTTTGCCCTACGCAAGGATAGGGATTGCATCATATCACTCATTTTATCACCAATTTTTATAATATAGGTTTTTTACTAATCTATCTAATCTATCTAAGTTTGCTTGACATACAGAACAGTATTTATTTTCCCGCTTAGTTTTTTCTGCTTTGCACCCTACTGTTTTGCATCTTCTTCCGATACTACCACCCTCATGTAACCACAGTATTCCTGTTTCTTTTTTTTTGGGTTCCATACTTTATGACAATTATAATAACCTTCTTTTTCAAAACCACAGTTATTACATCTTCTTAGTTTTTTATGAAATCTCCACTTACTAGCCATGTAATCACCTATGTCTAACCGGACTAAACATGCTGCCTATCAAACCTAATTCTTTATCAATGATATGTGCGGCTAATCCTGCCTTTGCGGTAGTATAGCCTTGGCGGGCATGGTATCGGTCATGTCCGGCTAATGATGGCAATTGAATTACTAATCCACCATCCATTTCATATAGCACTTGGTGGTGCAGGTGGCCGGTGAACCAAATGTGGGATTCGGTTTGTCCCCACAATACTCTTTGTTCTTTAGACATTAATGTAGGTAACTTTTCCTTTCTAACGGTATCGCCGTGACTAAATCCTAACAAAGTATTGCCATAGGTTGTGTAGTGACGGGTAGATGGGTCTAGGTTAACAGTTACATCGGGGACATTTTCGTATGCGGCCTCTAAGTATAGCATTAGTGCTAGTGCGCTATGTCTATCATGATTACCGGTCATAAATACTACTTCAACCGGCCCCACTTGTCTTAGTAGGTCGATGTGTTCCCTAGCAAGTTTGCATCCGGTAATAAGTATTTCAGCCGGTGAACCACACATGTCTTGTGGTGTACCACGAGTAGTTTGTCCTAAATCATTATCGACATGGAACCAGTCACTACCAGTAGCAATAATTATTTTATCGGGTCTTGCTGGAAGCCATGATATTATTTCTTCGGTTCTATTCATTAGTCGGGAACGAGCTTCACTAAAATTGTATGTTTCGCCTACCTCATCAATCCAACCATGCTTACCCCAATGGAAATCAGTGGGGGACATAACAACACAAAATGGGTCTTTAGCCTCTTTTAGTTTTAGTTTTGGTACTTTTGTTGCTGGTTTTTCTAACTTAATCATACTACCAATGGTATCTTCAAGATTAAACCACTTTTCAGCGGCATCTTCTATCTCTTTCCACTTTTTACGCTCGTATTTTTTGTGTATCTCACGCCTATTTCTAAGAACTAAATCGGCAACCAACTCATCATTGTCTTGGGCAACAACTTCTTCGTCGGTATATGGAAGCATATCATGTGTCCAGCCGTGAACCCTACGGTATTCATCAAACCACGCACGAGGAAAGTTAAACTCCCTACCTATTTCATTGATAGTTGCCCCTTTACTTGTCATAGCCGAATATGCTGTTTTCATAGCCCTATGCGTATTCCCATTGATTACCATGTTTTCTCCGGCTGACTTTAGGAAAGTGATGTATGTATCATTCTCTT